CGTGGTGCGAACATGGGAACGCACGGAGGCCGGCACTGTGACGACCGCGATCCGTGCTGGGCACGCGGAGACATGGGAGGACCTGCACAGCATCAAGACCGCCGAGGGTGTGCCTGACGCTGCTGTGATGGTTGACTCCGGGTGGGGTGCTAGGTCAGACGCGGAGGTGTATCGCCGTTGCGCGGCTTACTCGGAATTCGTTTTTCTTGAGGAGCGCGGCAAACATTTCGGCACGGGCTGGTGCCCAGCCAAGGGTATGCCTAGCCGCAAGACCTGGAAGCAGGCCGGCAGCGAATCGCAAGCCCCGTACTTCACGCGCTACATCGATCCCTTTGCGGGCACGTCAGACGGCGGCAAGGCGGAGATGGTCCTTTTCGAGTTTGCGTCTGACTGGTTCAAGGACCTGTTGTCGGTGCTACGCGATCCAGAGCAATCGAAGGACCTCGGGGTTACCTGGGCTGTAGCCAAGGACGTGGCCACGGAGCAATACTGGCAACACCTCGACGCGGAATATCTGGACCAACAGCCGAGCAAAAAGACAGGCAAGACAACTCGGACGTGGACGAAGCGCAGCCAGCGGTGGCCCAACCACCTGCTCGATTGCGAGGTTATGCAGCTAGCCTTCGCAATGTGGTGCGGTCTACTGCCAACAATGCCAGGGGATTCATGAGTGACAACCTATCGCGCAAGGACATTGCACGACTGCTCGACGTGAGTGTCGACCAGGTGCGTCGCAATGAAACGCGATGGGGGCTGAAGCCTGCGCGGCGAGTCTTCAACCTGCGCTTCGTTCGGTATCGCAAGGGGAAGGTCATAGAAGCACTACGGGCTATGGGATTGATTGATGACTTGCCGTAACTGCCGCAACTGCCGCAACTGCCACAACTACCACTAGACTAGTTTAGTTGCCCACGCGTACCTTATTCGCGTGGCGCAAATAGCAGCATCAACCTACCGGGCGGCAGTCACCTACGCGGTGTCGCAAGCCAGCGCTGGGGCGTTGCGCACTTGGTTAGCTGCTAAGGTTGCTTCTACTTTCGGCGACGTATCCTCTGGTCGGTCAGTTGCTAGCGTCAGCATGAACGGCGTTAGCACTTCCTTCTTTGATCCAGCTTCCGCTGGCATGTCACAACAAGATGCCGTCCAAATGTGGCAACGGCTTCTGGAGTTGTGCGACACTTGCATAACCTACCTCGACGACGACGAGGCTACCAACGCCGAGATTGCTGCCGAAATGACAGGCCGGTTGCCGGACGTTTATCAGCATTCGGTTGAATTCGCGGGGATGAACCAATGGTAAACGCGCTCCGCCATTGGCTGGCCAGGTTACTCGTTGGCAACGTGTACGAGGCTGCGCAGTATTCGACGCGCAGGAGTAGGATTCAGTCCACCTACACTTCAGCGCGATTCGATATTTCAACAGCGTCAAGGCAGACACTCGCCCAGAAGGCTAGGTATTACGAGCGCAACTCGTGGCTCGTCAACAAGCTAGCTGACATTTTCGAGTCTGGCACGGTAGGCACTGGCTTAGTGGTTCAGCCTTCAACGGATGATGACGAATGGAACCAGCGGGCCAGTGACTGGTGGCAGACATGGTGCAAGTTCCCGGATGCCACGAGCAGGCAAAGCTTCGGCACACTGCAAGGCCTGATGGCGCGGACATGGTTCATCGACGGCGAAACATTCGTGTTGAAGTCGATGGGCCGGGTCGGGCCGAGGGTGCAGATCATCGAGGGGCATCTGATCCGCACGCCAGACGGACAGGAGAAAAACAAGCAGTGGATTGATGGGATATTCGTTGACTCGAATGGTAGGCCGACTGGATACGCTGTACACGCGGAGGAGGACGCAGGCAGACTCAAGCTCATCGAGGTGGTACCAGCGGAACGAGTGTGGCACCTATTCGAGCCACAGCGTCCAGGACAGTATCGCGGGACTTCGTTCCTATCTCCTGTTCTCAACGCTCTCCATGATCTTGATGATTTATGGAAGCTTGAGATGCAGGTTGCAAAGCTGGCCGGGACTCTCGGTGTGCTGAAGACGAATGCAACCGGAACATTCGACCCGCTCCGATTCCGCAGGTCACAGGTCACTCGCAGCAACAGCACAGCGGGCGGCGCAGCGACAACTGAGACAACCACGGACTTGATCGAGGATGCTACTGGCGCAATGGCTATCGCGCTTGGAAATGGTGAGGACATCAAGCAATTCATTGCCACTCGACCCACAGAGCAACAGCGCCAACATTGGCAACTCATCACGAAAGCGATCTGCATTGGGGTAGGTATTCCCTACGTGATGGTAGACCCAGACAGTATGCAAGGGACTGTGTACCGTGGCAGCCTCGACCTAGCTGCATCTTTCTTCGCCCAGCGTTCAAGCGTAATTGCCGATGCGTGTCGTGACATCTACGGCTATGTTATGTCCGTCGCTCGGAACACACCGGAACTATCCGGAGCGCCAACCGAATACTGGGCGGCGAATGTACTCCCGCCAAGAGGAGTAAACGTTGACATAGGTTATACTATGTCGGCTAACCTCCAAAGTCTCCAGGCCGGCACGGACGACCTGGAGACTATCCTTTCACCAAGGGGACTCGATTGGAGAACTGTGCTGCGCAGGAAAGCAGAGCAGGCTGCTTACATCAAAGAGCTCGCGGCAGAGTACGGTGTCGACCCTAGTGACATTGCGAACATCAACGGAAAGCAACAGGCCGCGCAAGCTCCGAGTGAAGAGGAGGAGAAGCCTGACACTGAAGAGGAGGAAAAGAAGTGAAACCGTTTTGGGAAATCACGAACAGCGCAAAGAGCACGAAAGTCCTCCTTTACGGAATGATTGGCAGGGACTGGGATGGCAGCGGCAATGATCCGAAGGAGTTTCTCGAAGCGTGGGACGCGATTCCACAAGGCCCTATCGACCTGCACATACACTCTCCCGGCGGCTACGTGTTCGACGGGCTTGCGATTTACAACACGGTAGCTTCGCGCAAGCCCGACGTTACTGCGTACGTCGATGGGCTTGCGGCTAGCACCGCAAGCTGGATTGCGTGCGCGGCTAACAAGGTGGTCATGCCGAAGACCGCGCGCATGATGATTCACGACGCACAAGGCTTCGTAATCGGCGACTCTGAGACTATGCGCGAGCAGGCCGAGTTACTTGACAATGAGAGTGACCGGGTTGCGCAAATGTACGCTGACAAGACTGGCAAGTCGAAAGAGAAGATGCGTGACCTCATGCGTGCCACAACCTGGATGGATGGCATCGAAGCACACGAGATCGGGCTTGCGGATGAAGTCACAGACAGCACGGCGCAACCTAACAACTTCAACCTTTCCCGCTTCAAGTGTGTGCCTGGAGCGGGCGGCGGACTAAGCCCCGCCAAGACGGAAAAGAAAAACACAAACCAGCCGAAACCTATGGATAACCCAACAAACACGGCGGGGCCTAACCCTCAGCCGGACATCAGACCCGTGAACGTGATTGATCACAACGCGGAACTTGAGCGCCTGCGGACGGCGCTTGAGTCCGAGCGGAAAATCAGGATCACGAACCAGCTCCACAACATTGCCGCGACGCGACCCAGCATCGACGTTGCCAAGTGGCTGCCGGACGTGCTGAAGAACGAGGGACTCCTCGAAAACCTCAAGGCGTTCCCGGTGGTAGAGAATCAGACTCCACAGCCGAGCGGCGTTGTGAACATCGGAAATCCTCTTCTCAACGACTTGGAGAAGAAACCGAAAGGCACACGCGAACGTTACGAGTTTCTGCGCAATCACCTGCCGGAACTTCATCGACTTCGTGGGTATGACCCGATGAACGCGAACACTCTGAGTACTACCCTGGTCCCAGCGTTCCTGGCCGAGCAGTTCGTCCAGACCGCGCAAGTGCAACTCGCCCCGCTGGCTGCTTTCTCTCGCGATTTCGGCCTGGATCGCATTCGCCCTAGGGCAACCGTGGTTGTCGCGAAGCATACGAGCGGTCCGACGGTTCAGACTAACGCGACGAACTTCGAGTCTGGCGATAGCAAACTTGACCCAATCAGCGTGACTATGAACCAGTACACTGCGAGCTTCCACCTGGACAATGCCGCGCAGAATCAGGGATTCAGAATGGCCACTCTCGCCGAGGGTGCGACAATCAATCTCGCGAAGAAGATTTCGAGCATCTGGACCACCTTGCTTGCGACTGCTACCTACGGCGCTGGCACTGCTATCGGCGCGGCTGCCAGCTTCGACCGCGACGATCTGCCGGCGATTCTGGCGCTGGCCAAAGACTGGCCGAGAAAAAATCTGGTGCTCGATTGGGGACATCTCGCATACCTGCTGCCGAAGGACGTGAACTACTTCGGGCTTACGAGCGGTGACATTCCTGGACGCGAAGGCCTGAAGCCCTACGGCTTCGACATGGTTGTAGCGCAGAACGACTGGACCGGCGCCGCGTCCAATACCGTTGGCGTTGTCTGTGATCCTGATGCGATCGCAGTTGCTAGCGGTCTTCCGGTCTCGTTCGGCAGTGGTTCTAGCATTGTCACGGAAACTGCCACAGTCGAAGGACTCGGACTTACCGTGCTTGCGTGCTCGTGGTTCTCGAATGCGTCGCGTACCACCTGGGCATCCTACGATGTTGTCTTCGGTGCCGCAGCCGGTGACACCAACAAACTGAAAATCCTTGTGAGATCGTAACACTATGAGACGAGCAATCACGCTGGGAATCGACTCCACAGGAAAGACCACCATCATTCATGGAGTTGATGTTCCCTATGCCGAGCAACGGCGCGAGTTCGCGGAGGCGCGCGCGGCACACTCGACTGGCAAGTGGGTCGAAGTCCTGTTCGCCTCCGAGTTCAAGAAGCTTCGTGTTGCGAAGCCGGAGCAGACTTCCGAAGAGCAGAAACGCAAGGTCAAGTAACTAACCAACCAGCCCCAGCTCACGCGCTGGGTTATGTTCCTCTCCCAGCGCGTGAGCAAGGCGGACACAAAATGAAAAGGCTCTTACTCTCGACACTGCTTCTCATGCTGTGCCCGCTGGCGCTGGCGCAGTATTCGACAGCAACGCTGACTCACGGGCTGACTAATAGCATTAAGAAAGGCGCGCAATGACTATCACACGAATCGCAGAGTCGGCAGTCACAGCCAACCGTTTTGTCAAGGCCGGCACCGCTGCAACACAATGCGCACTTTGCGGCGCTGGTGAAACTCCCATCGGCGTTAGCGCGAACAGCGCAGGCACAGGTGAAATCGTGACGATTCATCCAGTCTCAGGCGATCCTGCCGGGGTGACTGCCACTGACTCAATCGAGTTTCTTAGCGCGAGCGGGTGGACCTCGACGAACTGGACAGGGGGCTGGGTTGCAGGTTGGAAACACACTACCGGCAATGTTAGCGCGCTAGCGTCGCCAACCGCAGCAGTCGCAGGCCGCAAGTACAAGGTAAGTTGGACTGTCACAGGCCGGACGGCTGGCACGTTCACCGTTACCTTCGGCGGGCACACATACCCAACTCTAGACCGATCGGGATCTGCCATCCTTGTTGCGAGCACTACCGGCGCGTTGACCATCACGCCAACCAGCACGTTCAACGGCACGATTATTCTGTCAATCGTGTGCTGCCGAATCGAGTTTGGAGACAACGTGGGCGTAGCGGCTGGAGGACTAGCCCAAACTAACAGCACCGGGCTTATGGTTGGTAAAGCGATCAGCGCCGCCGAAACAGGCGAGACACTGAGCATGTCATATAGCTCGGCGCCGTCCGGTGGATCCGGTGGAGACGCTGCGAGCGTGACAATTGTCACGGCCGCACCGACCGCCGACCCAGGAGTGGCTTCCGGCACAAGTGCGTTCTGCATCTATTACGACACAGCCTTCAGGGGCTTCTACTTTTGGAACGGAACCGCGTGGGAACAGATGGTGTAACATGGGCCTTGCTGCTACAGCCGATGAAGGCGCAACCGTACTACTCGCAGCGGTGGGTGAAACACTCACATACTCAAGTGCTACCTATGCGTGCGTACCGGCACACATCGAGGCCGGCAACACAGTCACGGTCGGCGGCAAGGAGGAGGACCTGACTATGGCATTTGCCTTCCGACCAGCTACCACGCCCACGCCTGGCCAGAAGATTACTTACGACTCAAAAACTTTTAGAATATACTCGGTCCAATACAACGCAGACAACCTAACAGTTATCGCCCTATGCACTACACCACACGCCTAATCTTTCTCGCTGCGCTGTGCGGACTGACTGCCCACGCGCAGATAATCAAGAGCAACGTCTTCACGCGTAAGGACCTGACATCCGCCGCTAACAAAGCCGCGGCCCGTGCTTTGCTGGGGATTTCTGAGTGGGTAACGAACAGCGTTCCGTCCTACACAAACAGCGTTCCGTCCTACACAAACATCGTCGCGGACCTGACCGCGCTAGCAGCGTACAGCGGAGCGTCCACTCTCGTCCTGGTCACAGACGCTTTGCGTGGAGGCGCGTTCCGCTATGAGGCCACAGGATACACTGCTGACGGTGGAGTTGTTATCGACGCTACCACAGGCAAAGGTTCTGGCGCGTGGGTAAGACAGTGCGACACTAACGCGGTGTATGCGCGATGGTGGGCTGCTGACAGGACCGACCTCGGCGCTGCGTTACGCTCGGCGCGCGACTACATCATGCCACTTGGCGGCGGGACAATCTACATCGACGGTGACTGGACTTGGGGCGCGACCGCTGATGGCGAGGCATACAGCTCCGCCGTGGCGCTCGGGACAGTAGCATCAGGAACAAACGCGTCGAACCAACTGAACATCGTTGGCGTTGGCAAGCCGCGTGTGTCGCGGGCGGCGACTGGTACATATACGATCAATTGCCTTATGGGCCGCAGCCTGCTAACGGACTCTACACCAGCGATCAATGTTAGGATTGATGGCATCGCCTTCGACGCGGGCGGAAGTTTGGGCGCTGGAATGACTAATGGTGTTCTGCTCTCTGCGCAGTCGAACTATGAGACTAATAGAGGATCATTCTACGTCGCCAACTGTACGTTTGAAAACATGGGGTTGAACTCGATCAGTGCTAGCGTGACAGGCATAAACACCATTGACAATTGTACGTTCAGCGGGCAAATGTGGGGCAACCACGGAGGCCAGATTTATGTCGGAGACGCGGATGCACATGTCATCATCAAAAACTGCACCTTCGACCAGTTGACCTATCGCGATACTGGGTTGAGCGGTGCCGCTTACGCCGGTTACACAAAAGCACTCTACGCGAACGTATACAATTCCTGCGTGGTTCAAAACTGCCATTTCTACGGGGCGGGTGGCCTTAATTTGCGACACTCTCATGCGCTCGTCAGCAACAATACTTTCGTTGGTATGGGCGGCGCGTCAGCTCTTGACCGTGGCATATTCAATGTGATGATAAATAGAATAGATGCAACTACGGTGAGCGATGTATCTATAGTTAACAATCTGTTTATCGAAAGTCAGGCCGCTTGGGACGTCCAGTTGTCCAGCACCGTAGGTACAATCGAGCGCGTGCTGATCGCAAACAACAACAGCCGCAACACACACGGCACGGCCAAAACGTTTATCTACGTGTACGAAGGGATTGTAGATAACGTTAAGGTGCGAGACAACACGGTCAGTGGCTGCACGCACTTTATTAATGCGTCCAGAGCCACTGCCGATCCTGATCAATGGAGTGTCGAAAACAACTATGTGACTGGATCAACATACTTATACGTTATTCAGTCAGGCTGGGCGCAACGGTTTGTAGACCGCAACAATGTGTACGAGACCCCAGCGATAGCGTTCATCTATAACGGAGCTAAAGCAGCTACTGATGCCGCTATATTGTGCGAGTGGTCCCCTGCCAGTGATAGCGTTCCTCCAGCTGCTTATCGGTCTGGAGTAAAAGGGGCCTTGATGGTGGACACGAATACCGCAACGGCATACATAGCAACAGCCGCAGGGACCGAGAATTGGGAACCAATCGACACCGGCATAGGTTCGTCGGTTACGACGAGCATTAACGCCATTGCTACGAACACTGTTTTGCTTGACCCAACTTCCGACACCGGCAGGTTTGCGACGAATACCGCTTGGGCAACTTCTGGCACTGGATGGACACTTCCAGGAACGAACGCCAGGATAAGTGCAACCGCCGCTTCTACAACAGCCTCTCTTGTCAGTCCGCAAATAACACCATTGTTGACTTATCCGTCGTTTTATACTGTCACCATCAAAAGCGCGGGCAGTTGGACCTTAACGAACGCGACGCTTGAGCTCCAGATTGGGGGCGTGGTTGCCCATACCTGGACGGAAACTAATGCGCCTTCTGGCACGGAGACAATTACGGCGCGAAGTGGTACGAGCAGAAACCTAGCTCTTGTTGGCCGAATTGCAGCTGGAGAGTCAGCAGGTGAAATCTCAGGAGCATTCGAATCCATTGGTCTTGCAATGTGGGAACAGGGACACCTGATCCATAAACACACTTACACCGGTGGAACACTGGTGAAGTCGTCCGATGCTGCACCCTATGTTGAATTTTCTGCGGCGGGCACGCACGCAGCCAACGCGAACGGCAAGAGCAAAATTATTGCCCTGACATCGACAACGGCGTCAGATACGCCAATGATTCTCGCCACAATCCCGACCAGCGACAATGCTGGCAGCTGGCGTCTGAGCGGGACGGTGTACGCAACCGGAACAGGAACCGACTACAACAATTATGCGCTTGAGTTGTTCTACTCCGACCCGAGTACTAACTACACGCTTTGTGTGCCCGACGCGGACATGGGAGCTACAAGCGATTTTCTGTGGACTCGCGACGGTTACTTTTGGATCGGAGGACAAGCAACAGCGGCAAGTGACATCGTTGTCAAAACATCAAAAGTGAAATGGAACCCATAAACATATGAAACGAATCCTTACACTCATTATCGGGCTGGCTCTGATCGGGCCAGCGTTCGCAGCGGATGACGACCCTGATGCGGTTGTTCAGACTCAGACCGTCACGCGCCTGGAGCCGGGCGGCTTCACTGTGACACTTGAAGTCTCGCCGGTTGTGAAGGTTGCTGGCGTCAACAGCGCGGACACGACAACGATCTATGTTGAGAAGTGGCAGATCGTGCGCGTGTTGAAGGACGGCGTGCAGGTTGGGCCGACGCGCAAGGAAAGCTTGGGCAAGCGTGATTGCACTACGTGGTTTATGGCGCGGATTAATCCCACAACTGGCCTGCCGGTTGCCTTGGCTATCGCGAAGGAAAAGGGTAGTTGGGCCGCCGCTGGCTGGAACAACTCCGCTCCGCCAACTGAATGACCTGGAAGGCATCCAAAGCAGTTGTCTCCCGCTGTGCGAGCGCGCTCGCGTGGTGCCGCGCATTCGTCGGCCAGTTCGATGCGAAGCGGCTGAAGCGCGTCGAATTCGTCGCGTCCCGCTACCGCAATGTCGTCGGCCACGGATCGACTCGCAGCACCTACGGCGTGCCCCACACGATCACGGTCGCGATGAATCTTCAATGCGACGGCGGAGACTTGATGTGGGAGGAAGCCCCAGTGTACGTCAGCCGTCAGACTCTCTCCATCAGCCGCAAAGCCGCAGAACAAGCCGCTCGCGAGCAACTCAAGCCAGGCCAACTGCTTGGCGAAATGCGAGTCGTTGGCAATCGAGTCAGGTTCGTGACCTGGGCTCGCTACAGCGCAGGGAATCTCGGTATCGCGCTGGTCTGGATCTTTGCTCACGAATGCTGGCACTGGCTCACAGGATCGCGACAACTCAAAGCTGCGAATACCGAGCAGTACGCCCGCGCCGCTGCTTGCAGGGTCTCGGACATGTACGTCGCCGGAGTCGATCCGGAGCACGCCGCGGCTTATCTACGATCTCACGCAGT